GAAATATAATTCTCTAGTGGATAATGTAGTTTGTTATTAAACTTGATTGTATATTTTGAAGTCTCATTCAAATCTGGAATGAATGAGTTTACCATTCTTACAGTTGTAATGTTTGAAAGGATAGAAGGATCAGTTGCGTCAATCAAACGTGTGAGTTTAGAATGTCTAAACACAACATCAAACTTATCCAAATCAGAAGAGTTGTAATCTGAAATAGTTGTTCTTACCAATGTCTCCAAATCACCAGTTGACTTGGTTGTAGACTTAGAGTCATACTTGAAGTTCACAGTCAAACGCAACTTAGTGATGTTAGGATCAACAAAGGTTGGACGAACAGATGCAACATTGTATCTGTCAAGTGAACGAGCAATAGAATCTTTCTGGGCCTGTGTCAGAGTGATACCAGAGTTTGTCTTCATCGCAATATAAACTTGTCCATAGATTGGGGGATCATTATCTTCACCNCCCCACACTTGAACTGATTTCGCATCTGCATAAACTTGAGGAACAAGAAGTTTATAATCTTCTGTTGTAACAGCACGTCCCTGTGATGCAAAGTCAAGTGGAGCATTATAACGAATAGACTCTGTTGATTCTGGTTCTGCGCCACCACGAGCTGCGACAAGAGTTGCAATAGTAATGTTTGTAACACCATCAATAGAAGTTCCACTGAACTGAGATGCACCATTTGCTTCTGTCATATTGGTAACAATATATTCTAGAATAACAATATTACCATCTGATAGTTTCTTACCAACAACATCGTCACCAAAGTAGACTTCAAACTTACCGTCCTCTACTTCTTGTAGGAAGTATGAACGTGAGGTTGCAGTGACTTGGGTAATGTCTGTTGCAAGTTCATAAACTTCTGTGGTTGTATCAGAGGCAGAATTCTGAACAGACACCTTTAGTGTTGTAGTATCTGCACGAGTGTCATTAATGATATATCTCTTTTCTGCATCAGAAGAATCAACCGTATATTTTGTAGTGACAAGAGTTCCTTCATATACTGGAAGGTTCGAGAATCTTAGAATACCATTCGAAGGAATAGTTGTTACATCTTCATTAACAATGAAACCATAAGAAGAACCACTCACTTGAGTTGTGAACTTNGTTCCTTTGGAAATAGTTGCAGTAGAACGATTAGTTACGTTTAGAGTAATGTCCAAGTATGCTACNGGCGCACGAGCAGAACGAGGAGTATAACCCAAAGTCTTTGCATGAGAAACNACAGAAGAACGTAGAGTCGCAGTATCCAAGAATGTTTCGTTGATTGCCATGTTTGCATTCATGGCCAAGTAATGNGTGTTGTATGCAAGAAGATCAATCAAGTGCGATAAACCAGAACCCTCAAAGTTATAGTCTGAGAACTCTGTCTGATTCTTCATGTATGTTTTGAGATTGTTCTTGATATCATCAAAGTCCAACTCAGTGACTTGTAGTTTTGGTGTCTGCGCCATTTTATCTTAGTCTCTCTAAAAATACATCTACTGTTTGTTCCTCGGCAGGACTGTTTCTCATGTAGAACGAGATGGAAACCTCATAACGATTCTCATCAATGTTACCAACACAGATTACATTCGATAGTTCTGCTCTAGGTTCAAAGTTGTTAATTACATCCTCAACGTGACGAGCAAGAAGTCCGGCAACAATTGGNGAAACTGGTTCGAACAACGTTGCACGAATGTCTGAACCAATCTCTGGATGAAATGGCCTTTCTCCAAAGTTTGTGTTGATTAAATTACGAACACTCGCTTTGATAGACTCAGCGTCTTTGAGTTTTGCAATGTCACCAGTGACAGGATGCCGTGTAAGATTCAAACTTAAGTCAGTATAAATCTGATTACTTCTACGAGACACATTTGTGCCTTGTGCATCAGTATATGCATCTCTGTTTGCTTTGTTTACATCATCAGCAGATCTATAGGCCATTTAAAATATTCTCCTGATTCTATTTATACCGACAGTCTGGAAGTTTACTTCCCTTCCATCAACTTAACTGCCTTATCATAGTCTTCACGAGATACGATTCCTTCTGCAAGAAGTCTTTCTCTGTTCTTCATGTGTTGTGCCTGAACATCATCTTTACTTCCACCAAANTATGGAACACAATGTCCCTCTTCTGCAAGAACTTCTGTGACAAGTTTACCGTCTGGAGTTTTGAAGTCTCCAAGAACACGGCCGAACTTACCACGCATGTCTTCACCGTTCTTCTCTTCAGTTGTTACAAGAACACCACCTTCAGTAAGAAGTTCTTTGAGTCTCNCCTTTGCAGCCTTACCGAATAGTTTCTCAACCTTATCCGAAGTGCGAGATTCTGGAGTATCAATCCCCATGATACGAACACGCTCATCACGCAACCATATGTTAAATCCCAAGTCAATGTCTACATCAACGGTATCACCATCGACTGCCTTCAACAGTCTAACATCGTATTCGTTTACCTTTAATTCTTTCATTTGTTCTCTCTCTCATTTTTTTATCCAACACTTACTGTCCCACTACCGCTTGTCATTGCACCAGCATCTGCACTATCACCAACTCTCCCAACAGGAATTCCATTAATGGAAACTGTGGAAGAACCAGCATTTAGATTTGCAACATGCGGAGCGCAAGGAGGCGCTGGGGGAAATGGATGGGAGACTGTTGGAGCTCCCACCACAATTATATTGATGCCATCTGCTTTAACAGTTCCATCAGTGTTTGAACTTGCAATGGTAGTTGAACCAGTGCAAGCATGTCCAGTTGATAGACTGTCTCCCTCTCTACAAACAGCAGGCATTATTCTCTCCTATGCTAGATTCTGGAACTGACCGATTTCACCCACACGACTATGATTCATCATAGTAAATGCCTGAAGTCTATTGTCAGACGCCTTACAAGAAATATGAATCCAAGGAAGTCTTGTTCCAGTAGTCTTGTATTCCAAAATCAACTGATCGTGTGGGACGTTTTCTCTAATCCAAACTGCGATATCATAATACTCATTATTAGAAATACCACTGAACTGCATATCTGCAGCAAGTCCAACATTGTGTTGTGAACCTGTTTGTCTACCACGATAAGAATTCGTCACAAACATACTTGGGTATTGATCTTTAATCAAATCAAGAGCATTGTTTGCAAGAGTAGATAGGTTGTCAATAATCTCTTGTTGCGTAAGTCCCCTGTTGCCGCCAGTTTGAATTCTTGTTTTCGCAACAACAGAGTTTGCAGATAGTTGTCCAAGTGTGAAGTGTCTAGACAATTGAAGTCTATAGTTCACACCGCCAATCATATTGCCTGCTTCATCATAGTTGGCAGGATCAGTTGGGTTTGGTGATACCGAAGTGTTCCCCGCTTCTGGTGAAGAAACATCACCTTCCAAATCTGGATCACCATGATCGCCAAGAATCTCAGTTGGAACTCTTGGAACTGTTGTGATTGCCCGTGTCATGTTCTGTAGACTGTAAGAACCTTCCAGTGCATTGTAAGAGTAATCAGAGAATGAGCCTGGGCGAATGTCGCCATTCGTTACCGCAGCTCTCAATTCATCCAATGTCTTCTCTTCATCATCGTTACCCATAAATTCATCTTCTTCACGCAATGGAACAAATGGAAGAGGTTCCAATACCTCTGCACTCTTAGGTGCGTCAAGACTTGAAGCATTCTGTCCTGTATCTGGTTCTTCTGGATTCCATGCTTTGATACCAGTATCAAGTGAACCAGAATCTAAGAATACCAAGTCTGGTGCGGAGATTGCTGCAGCAGGCGCACGTCCCGCTTTGTTCAAGTCAATAGTAGAACCAACCAAGTCCATTGCAGAACTAGATGTAATGTTCATCGTAGTTCCAGCATTGATATCCATTACCGCATCAGTGATAAGGTTCATGTCATCACCAAACATAAAGACGCCGTAACCATCACCGATGATATCCATGTTACCTTTTACGTTTGTTGCCCAATCACCACCGGCCACTTGTTTCATGTTTGCAGATGTTTGGAGTTGCATGTTACCAACCGCATTGATAGAGGTTGTAGTCTGTGAAGTCATTTCGATTGCTTGGTTTGCGAACATACGAATGTTCTGCCCAGCATGGAAGTCGATACTCTTTCCGACATTGAACTTTAGATTCTCATCAACCTGTGCATCCATATCACCACGCACATAGAGTGACGCATTACCATCAACAAATACTTGAACATCACCACGAACACGAAGTGTTTTATTCTTGTGAACAATCTCATAGTCCTCACCGACAACCTTAGTTACCTTTGTGCCATCTGGATGAATCTCATAGAATGTGCCTGCACGATGATANTCATGGATACGTTCTTTGCCTGGCGTATCATCGAACTCAACGATGTGTCCAGATTCAGTTTCCTTTACATGGTTGAAAGGATACTGCGCTCCGTATGGAGTTCTTGGTTCGCCTGTTAAGTCATCAACGTCTTCTCTCTTTGCNTGAACCACTGGATGTTGATTACGCAAATCATTTGTCGCCAGTCTGTTAGTNTCTGGTTCATTTACCCTACGAGGATAAAACGAGTTGGGGTCAGAGAAACCGTTTAAGTTATTAGAACGAGATACATTGATACTTACCTCTGACCCTTCTGGGGGCGGAGTATCGAATATGACTCTTCCTGCTTCAATTCTATATGCCATTATGCAAGTCCTTTTTCTGCCGCAAGTTCTGCGACTGTAATACTACCATTCCTCAATCTTCTATCTACTGGTTTACCAAATGCAGATGGATAGAAGTGTCCACTGTCACCGTCAATGTCATTCACCAAACCGAAAGGTGCGAATGCCGCTCGAGCAGTTTGTAGATATCTATTCGCACCTCTACTACCGTCATCGTATCTCTGTCCATTGTCATAGTAGATAGTCAAGTCAATCGCACATGCGAAGTTGTGCCAAGAGGAACCTGGCCTTGCNGCAAGTGGCCCACCNGCTTCATATCTTCTACGAAGTTCCGCTTGTTCTGCATTAGAACGATACGCATAACTGATATTACAATCCAACTCTGGAGAGTTGTCTGNAAGAAACTTTTGAATACCTTGNGCCCATCTGTCACGCAACACTGGAGTCAGTGTATTAATCTTAGATGCAATGTTGGAACCAAAACGAGATTGTGGGAAATCATTTGCAGTCCACTGTTTACCACCAGAGTAATCCGTATCAGATAATTCGATGTTGTTAGGGGAGGATGGAGGATTGTTTGTAGATGGTTGAACCTGTCCATCAATAGTAACAGATATGGTTCCATCAGTTGTGTCAGTTGGGGTTCTGAACTCTGTAGTGCCACCGTCTGCACGAGTCGTTTGGTTTACTGGAGGTTGATCAGGCAATCTTTGATCTGGATTGAATGAGTATGGGGATGCAGCAGCAGGCGCTGCGCTGGGAGGAGTTACGCCAGGCAAAGTTCCTAATACCATAGGTTCTTGCATGAAATCTGGATCACGCCAGAATCCAATCACCCACGTCCCTTCAATCGGCCCAGTAGGCGAGGAACCCACACCACCAGATGATGCAGAGTTAGCAGGTTGAACACAAAACGCCCAAGGCAAGTCTTGTGTAGGAAGTTTAATCTTATCTTCAGTGTGGTGTCCATACACACGAACACGAACACGTCCAATGGCGAGTGGATCTGCCCGATCTTCAACTACACCTATGAACCAAGTGAACCCATCACGTCCATTAAAAAAATTCATTGCCATTTATAAAAAATCCCCTTTCAAGTATTTATACTCAAAAGGGGAGCGGGGTTTCGTTACTTATTCATTACATACATTGTAACTTCAAATCCGAAACGCATTTCTTCAGCGATAGGTTTAGTCCACATAACTTTCTCCTTTCATATTTACTTATTGTAAGGGAGTGAGTTTTACAGTAAGGATAATCATGAATGTGTGGTAAGGAAGTCACAGTAATTATTTCTTTGTCAGAGTATGTCGGAATTGAGACACTTTGATTATAACTATACTGTGTTTTGATTACACGAAGAAAAAGGAATTTCCAAAAATGAAAACTACTCTAATGGCGGCCGCATTTGCGGTTATCGGAACCCCTATGCTTGCTGAAGGATTGTCTTTCGGTGGCGAGGTTGAAACTGAATACAATATGGATGCAGAGAAAATGACTGTCATCCTTACACCAGAAACACGTTATGAGATGGGCGCTGCATCGTTTGCATTGTCTAGCGATTTGTCACTCTACGACTCAAGTGCCGTAGATGCTTGGACTGCAACTAGTCTATTGGACAGCGGTTCACGCCCAGACATTGATNTGACTGTAGAATATNNTCTACANGATGGACTAACAGTTTACGGTGAAACTGGTTGGGACATTGATGCAGAAGAACGCAAAGACGTAATTGTCGGCGTCAACTTTGCATTCTAATAAACAAAGGGGGAGTCAGACTTGACTCCCCTCTTCTCCAGTAAGTGCCATCATCTTTAACATGATTGCATCTACTTCTTGTTCTGATAAGAACCCCTTAATGGTATCACCTTCTTCAGTCACACCTTTGAGTTCCTGTTGTTCGCCTTGAAAGAACACCGCAATCTCATAGAGCCCTTGTTTAGAACCATAGGACACACTGTTCTGAATGATAGACAACTCATAGTCATTCCCATATGAGACAACTGCCTGAATTCCCTCAGGCAATGGGGTCTTCATAAATTCTAATTCACTAAACCGCATTTTACTTACCTACCTTAGCACGAAGTGCCGCCATCTTGTTGTAGTCATCCAACCACTTGAGCGGAGACTTGATTGTTTGAGAAACACTCATCTTCAACTTGCGTGAACGAAACTCTTTCTTCAAGTCTTTCGCCATCTCAGTTCCAAGGAAACGAGACACCAACTTCACGAGTGTCTGACGAAACCCTACATCATGGTGCATGTTACCAGCACTGTGTGCCAGTTCATGGATGATGGTATACTTGTT